CCATATTCTGAGAGTTTGACAGGTTGTACTTGGTACGGAATTCCTTGGCTTGCTCGGAGATAAAGGTCTTTTTCATGGGTGAGTTCGTTTTCTAAATAGTGAATAGCTTTTTCTAAGTCTTGTATCTTGCTATCTTTGTAACCTGCTCTGCAGATATACTTAACAGCATTACCAAGATGGAAATTCAATCCTTGGTCTCTAATAAAATCCCAAACATCGTAAGATCCTCGTTGATAGTAGGTGGGTCCTTTGGCCATTTTTTGAGTAGATTTTTTATTGAGTTAGCCATAACAAAATTTTGATGTTGTAAGGCTATAAAAAGAGTGGCGAAATCTTTCATGTCAACATCGCCACTATTTATTTTTAGTTCAAGCTGCCTTAACTTTAGATCCTGATCCATCGTTAACTTTGTAATCGGAGGCGGGGGACCATAGTTTGGGCTGCTTTTTGTTGAAGTCATAATCATCAGCGGTTAAAATTCTAGCAAGTCTAGCATTAACTAATGCATCTTCCTCAGTCAAACCTTTTTCTTTAAAGGTTTCTAATACCGTTTTCCAAGAGCATCCTTTCTCTTTAAAGATAGTCTCAGCTCTTTTGACTCCCACTCCAGGGACGCCACCATATCCATCAGTTTGATCTCCTGAAAGACATTGGATAAGATGCCAAGTTGCTCCGGCGTTAGGTTCGATTGTGAAAGTCTCATTAAAATTGTATAATTGGCCTGGGATCTGTCTCATATCTTTATCAGGGGAAGCTATTATATTCCCAGGATATTTTGTTGAGTAAATCCCCATGGAGTCATCTGCTTCAAGTGTAGGTTTAATAATAACCTTATACTCATCTTTCAGTGCGTTGATGACACGTTTGTAGCCACACGGCTTCTTCCGATTGCGGTGACCCTTATATTCGGGTAGTATTTTTTTCCTAAAATTTACACTGTCGGAAAAGAACAGTATTATATCAGAGAATGTCCCAAGTTTGTTTTGAAGCTTGGTAAGTTCTCTCTTTGTGGCATTGTATGCATCACGAAAGTTACTAGTGACAAGGATAACATCATCCCCAAAATCCACTTCACTTTCTGCGGCTGCACATGCTTTGTAGACGATGAAGTCTGCATCACATAAAATTTTCATAAATTAGTGTACATCTGCCCATGTAGCTCCCGATTGTGATTCGGCTGCTATAGGGCATCTTAGTTTGTAATATTCTCCTGCTTGTACGGCTGAGAGCTCAAGTAAAAACTTAAGATCATTTACATCTTCTTCTTTGCATTCATATTGTAATTCATCATGAACGAATGCAAGCTGTCTAGCAGTTTGTGGTAAATTTTCATGGGTTAATACCATCCATCTTTTGGCGAGGATCGCCGATGACCCTTGGATGAGGTAATTGACGGACTTATGCCTCGAGTCAACGAGGATACGACGGTTATCGAGTCCATGAACATAACCCCTCGCACTAGCTTTGTGTACTGCTGCCAGAAATTTGTCAAGACCCTGTATGGCATCAACATAAGCCTTACGAATTTCCTTTCCTTTCTTTTTGGCTGCGGTTTCAGATAACTGTTTGTCATAAGAGTGTCCTATTTTAATATCACCTGCTCCATACAAGAAGGCATAGGTGACTGTTTTAACTTGTGATCTAGTGATACCGATCTTATCAGCGTTTTCCTGGTGAATGTCACCATGCAAGAGCACTTCTTTATACCTACCTCCATCCCATCTTGCAAGATAGTGGGCAAGCATACGTAGCTCGATACCAGACAAATCAGCACCAACCATTCGTAAACCTGGACTAGCCGTAAATAAACGTCTGAACCTTTCATCACTAGGCACCTGTGCCAAATTTGGAGATCGGTGTGCTGCTCTAAAAGTTTGAGTAGCTACCGAACAATGATGGTGGATTCTAGACTTCGTAACAAGCTTCTGCCATGCGTTCACGCCTTCGGATATCATCCCTAACTTTTTCGTCAGATCCAGTAGTGTCAAGAACTGAAGAGCAATATCCGTTCCAATATCTTTCAGTACTGTCTCGTCTATAACGGGCTTTCCTGTGGAGGTCGTTAATGACGCCTTCCAGCCACAATGTGTTTGTAGTATCCATGCTATATGATCCCTAGATGTAGGGTTAAGCTCTTTTAATTTTGTAAGTGGGCATCCTTCGACATAGCCTTGGCGGCTATTATTTCTTTTAGGAGTAAATTCCTGTCCTGCGACGAAAGGGAACCTGTCTCGTAATACTTGAGTAGTCTTTTCATACTCAGTTCTGAGAGAAGATTCAAGTTTCCGTGCAGATAATTCGTCAAAGTACCATCCATGGATCTGTTGTTGGGTAAGTAATTCTGCTACCTGATGTTCTAACTGTACCCATTCAGGTAACGGTGGAAATGTTTGCATAGTTTGTTAGTAACTACAACATCTTGTTCGCAGTAGTCTTGCATCTCTTGAGACCATTCTTTCCAGTCTGTA